CACTCTGCACCCGGTGCTTTTGCAGGTATTCACAGTAGCGCCGGATCACCCAAGGGGAGAGGAAGCGGGCATAGTCCAGCTTGTCATCGGCAGTGTCCCTTGTTGCGCCGGAATAAAAGCGCCTGATTCGTTCTAACTCGTCCATCATTCCTCACCCCCTTGGAATATTCCCCACACCACCGGCTTAGAGTGCATCCTTTCCACCACCCACAGCCCCGCGTATCCCGGTATCCGGTAAGCCAGCATCCACCCCATCCGCCTTTTCTTGGCCTGCTCCCGCGCTTGCTGCCGCCATTTGGTGGGGTTGAGGAGCTTGTGATTTTTAACTTCCACAAGGTGCGTCTTGCCGGCGGGGTCGGTGGCTACTAGGTCGGCATCGTTAACCCCGGCGGAGATGTCGATTACTGACCAGTCGCGGCTTTCGAGTTCAAGTTTGAACATGGTTTCAGCCAAACGACCCTTGCGGCGTTGCATGAGTCCCATTAATCCTCCTCCGCTGTTTCAATGGTGCCGTCTGGTAAAATGTCCACAATCTTATCGCCGCAACTGCCATAATGGGCTATCCAAAGCGGAGTAAGTGCGCCCATGGCAAAATCTCCGCCCTTATATCCCACAAAGAACTGCCCCATTGCTCCGCGACACATTGCAAGGGCATCTGCTACACTTGTCTTTTTATCTGTGCGCGAAAATGCAAGGTCGCAATAATACCCCCTGTAGCTGTGCGGGTTGCTAATGCCGTCAATCAGGGTGTCCTGCGGCATCTTTTCAAGAGTGGCAATCATTTTGCCCAGCGTCATTTGTTGTTCAGCGCGCTCCCTTTGCATTCTTAAATTCATGCCATCCACTATGTTTTGCATGATGTTCATAACTTACCCTTTCATCCCTCCTCAAAAGGAGCCAGAGCGGGGGGAGGTGCCCCGCCCCGGCCATCACAACTCTACGCCATCAAGTGAGGGGGCAAATTAAACGGAATGTCATCGTCTGGATTGAATGTCGGTTCATGGTATCCACCTCCGCCTCCGCCACCATCTTCCTGCCTCTGCCACGGTTCCGCCGCAAACACTACCCACGACCAACGTTCCGCGCCTTGTTTGTCTTTCCACGCTTCCGGAATCATGTTGGTGATGGATACCGCCGCCCCTTTGGACAGATGACGTACAGCGTCATGTGCTTTGCCGACTGCGCGACAGGAGAACCATACCGTTGCTTTTTCGGGCTGCCCTTCCTTCGGCTTCTGGTTAAACACAACAGAGAAATCCGTGTACCGTTCCTTGGCTTCGATGCGGCCAATGTGACCTTCCAGCTTCTCAATCTTGAAATAATTAGGCACTTGCTTTCTCCTTCTTCATGTTGTCGATGTAGGCGCGTACTTTGCCAAGTGCAAACCCGCACGCCTTCTCTGTGTATGTGTCCAGCTTCTCCAGTTCCATCCACTTATCTTTTCCGTCCTCCCCCTTGCTTTTGGTGGCTTGTGCAAGCAACGTCTTCCGCTCGTTGAGTTCGGGGGAGAAGTCGGCCAACTCCTTTCTAAGTGCGTCAAGGGGAGACAAGCCGGAGGGTTGGCGCTTCTTTGCCTCCGGTGCCTTAACCGCGGCATTACCGTCATCATCCTCCGGTGCCACTCCGAACGCGGCAGACAAGGAATAGCGACGAGCATAGGTAAGGGCAGAGCCGTATGCTTGCGGATCGGCCTTGATAGTGGGAACGGAGATACAGCCGCAGGACATCCACTCGCCGGAGGAATGGATAATTACCGTCTCCACTATCGCCGCGTTCTCCCCTTGGTGGCAGTGCTGCACAAACGACAGTCCGTGATTACACAGTGCCGGTTTAATAGCGTCCACCACATTCCCCAAGTCGGCATACTTGGAACGGAAGTGGGGATTAGTGCGTTCCTTGTCGGCCTTGTCGATTTCGGGAAACGCCTTAGCTAGTGCTGCCGCCAGTTCTTTGATGCTGTCAGATTTCGTCATTTCCAAACCTCCCCTACTGGTCGTTTCTTGTGATCGAAGCACTCAAACGGGTCATATTCACCGGATGCGTACATGCTTGCCGCGCTTGATTGTCCACCCCTTGACCTCTTTCCCGGCAAGCAAGGCGGCTTTGATTCTGTCTCTTGCGGGGATGCTTTCACTTTTTTCAGCTTTTTCGGTGAGTTTATCATGATCAACTTTTGAAACTTCAGTCCAGGGGATAATGTCAATGTATTCATTGGGTGCCTCGTTCTCGTTGTCAGCTTCCAGCGCCGGTTGTGAATTGTTTTGCAGAGAAATATTGAACGTGCCAGCGGGGATCTTCTCAACTGCTAGCCGTTCCATGTTCAGCTTCAAGTATTCCTTTATCTGCTTTACTCGGGTCTCTCTCGCCTTAGCGTGTGCAGCTAGTCTGTCAACTTCGGCCTGATACATGGCTGCTTCAGATTCCAGTACACGGACAAATTGACAGATGTTTTGGGCCTTCATCTGAATGTTGCCAAATACCCTTTCAAGTGCCGTTTCGTCGCACACCTCGGCATCCATCAAGTCTTCCATCTCTTGTGTCAGCTCATAAAGCCTGCTCATTTCTTTCCCTCCCCTTCCTTCAGATAAAAACACTTCCCATCGTCACCAATGGTCAATGAGGTACGCTGGCAATCACCGTCGCCGTTGTTGTGGATGCAGTCGTGTACGTCGCAAACAAATACGTGCGGGGGGTGGAGGTTCATCGGTCTTCCCTTCCAGCCCAATAGCCCAACAAGGTAGCTCCACCAACAGTGGTAAAAACTGCGGCTACTATTGAATAGGTGTACGGGTTGCCATCAGTACTAGGGTGCTGTCCTACAACACCTATTGCCATACCTACCCATGCTGCAACATTAGCCACAGCCATTATTTTGAATTTCATGCCGCCCTCCCCCCTATCTCCTCATTGGGCAACACCAGCCAATCCTCCGCCTCCAAATCGCTTACGCTAAAGCGGAAGCCGTCCCCATCGTCACTTTCCAGCGACACATCGAACGTGAGCGGGATGCAGCGGAGGCGGAAGGTCGGACCCTTGATATTGGGGAGGTAAATTTCGCGGATAGCGAAGTATTCCCCCGGCGCTTCTTTGATATCGCTGTTGTTGATAACCTCTGTGAGTGTCACGTTTCCCCCTTAATATCTGATGGTTGCACCTTTGAAAAAAAGGCCAGAGCACACGGTTCCACTTACTGAAACACCAGCGGGGGAGGTAGCCACAAAACCGGTGTGATAAAAATCATCCTCTGAGCAAGCAAAAAAATTGTATCCAGTAAAAGTAATGTCATTGTATCCTTGTGCTGAAAGGATGTTTTTTGCTTGGTCTTCGTTTGTGCAACCTGCTACCAGCAAAAACATTGCGGCTAGTATTATCTTTTTCATAATTAGTTCTCCTTTCCTATTCCGGTATGCACTGCCGGTCACGAATGATCTTCTGCAATGCCGCTATCTTTTCATCCTTCTCGGTATCCACCCCGAGTGCCGCGCAGAACAGAAAGCCCAGAATGAAGCCGACAGGCGCGCCCATAATTGCCGCCACGTATAGCCATGTCATATTAAATCCCTCCTTACTGTAAGTGGCACACAACGCACTGATAAGCGTTGCACTCCACAGAACGGTTGTACTTTTGCTCCTGTTCCCCCTTTGGCGTTACCTCTGCCCCGCTGTCCATCAGGACGATGCCGGAAGCAAGGAGTGCAATGCACACTAGGGCTTGCTGTAAAAGTCGGGCGGTCTTGCGGGTCATGGTAATTCCTCCGTTGGTTAACGTAATTTGTTGGCTTGGCAGTTCTATGCGGCTTGTTTTGCTCTGCCTATGGCGGCTGGTTGGCGGTTGTGTGCAGACTCCTTAACAATGAAAGCTAAGGGTATTTTGTCTTTACTGTTGTGGTTGTAGATTTTTTCAAACATTTCCAGGTAAGACTGAAGGTTGGGCTGCTTTTTGATGAGAAATGGATATTTTTTTATGTTGTCTTTTAGACGCCGGGTATTAACCTTGCTACATAAAGCTATCTTGGAAAGAGATTGCGTTACCAACGTCGTATTGGCCCAACTGGCTCCAGTGATAGCGATTACACAGATAAGCCCGTAAACATCCTCGATGTGCTTTGTGTCCTTAATTCTAAAAGTGCCGGTCTTGAATTGTTTGTTCTTGTTCTTGGACCCGGCGCTTTCGCCCGCACACATTGAAACTATTGCCGCCAAACTTATCCCGGTTTTCATTTGGAGTTCCTTGATTGCTATATATGGGGTAAGCCCTGCTCGTACATAGGATGTAAGATAGTCGTCCATGTTCCATTTGTTGTGGCTAGACTCGATTTCCTGTATGGTAATGTCGTCAGAGCAAACTACGTATTTGACAGGTATCCCTAGCTTTTGGGCTACCGTAAAGCGGTGATGGCCGTCCTTTATTTTTAGTTTGCCGTCTTCCTTAACAACGTGAGCGGGGTATGCGTCGATCCATCCGTGTGTTTTCATGCTGCGTTCAAGTGCGTTGGTGTGGTCAACATCCCGGTTGAAATCCAACAATCCAAATTGTTCATAATTTTTTGATTCCTTAATCTTCATGTGTTATTCTCCTTTCAGTCTGTTTGTTATCCAGTTTTGGACCCTCGTAAGCGCGGCTACGCTTTGAGGGTCTTCGTTTTTAATCCTTTCCAATTGGCTAATAGCCATAACCGCAAACTGCATTGCTTGTGTAGCCTGCTCTCCTTTTGGCCTTGGTATGGTGACTTCTTTGCCATATGGAATTGGTTTGATTTCCTGATATGCCTGATTGACTGTCTTCTTTCCCTGCTTAACTTGCTTGGCAAGTTCTGGTGCTTCCTCGGTGAGCTTCTTCATTTTGGCTACTGTGTCGTGACTGATGCCAACCACATCTGCAGCTTGAACATTGGCACGGGGGAACACTTGTACAGAATTCTGATCAAGTGATTTTTTGCCGGGAGCCGTCCCTCCATGTTCTCTTTGCCTTTCCTTGGCCTCCGCCGCTAACATGGGAATAATCGCAACTGCAATCGCCGCCTTTTGCCCTGTGGTCAGGTGCCGCCTGTTGAGGTTCAGCGACACGACGAACTGTGTCAGGCTACCGCTGCCGCTCCACTCCCTGAACGATGGTTCTATCTGCAACCGTTCACAAGCCCGGTAACGGTTGCGCCCGTCGATGATTTTACCCTCGTATGTCCAGATAGGTTCAATCAACCCCTGCTTACCTATATCCCGGCACAACTCGGAAAATGCTGCATCATCCATCATTGGAAAAAGCCCCGCTGCTTCGTGAAATTCCATTACAAACCCCTTACCTGTTCAACGTAATTTGTTGGTTACTTGGACGCGGCTACAAACACCGCATCCATTGCCTCACGGGTCACATACCGCCGCTTACCCGGCTTAGTACTGGCCACCGTTCCCTTTACGCACATAAGGCGCAGGGTGGAGAGTTTTACCCCGTACATTTCCGCCGCTGTTTTCAGCGTCATCGTTACTACGTCAGCCATTGATTACCTCCTCCAATTGTTGTACCTGCTCGGCCAGTTGCCGTATTGCGTCCTTCGTTTCCCGTCCCTCGAATCCCTGCTCCCTTACCTGCGCCATCACCTCCATTACTTGCAAGTCGATCATTTCCAGCAATGCAATTTGTTGCGTCATACTTTCCTCCTTGTGCTACGTCAGTTAAAGCATCTTGTGGCCCGTTGTGTTTCGTTGGTTTTTGTTATACGCAATAAATAATAAAATGTACACATTTTTAAAATTATAAAAACTTAACCATACCACAAACAAGTTACTTGACATAATCGGTGCGACTAGATATAACTTGATGCAACGAACAACATACTTTGATTTTGAGGAGGAATTATCATGTTACATAAGATCATAGCCAAGAAATTCAATATGACGCGATACATCTATGTAAAAGATTGGGTAGTGGAAAGTAGGTGCCCACTTAGCGAGGCAATGTGCGCTCAGGTTATTTTGGGCGGCAGAGAACCTGCGCTTCCTACCGCCATCAAAATGCTGTATTGCCTGCAAGTACCAGCCGAGGAAATAGCCGACATTTGCCGCAAGCATGGCGATACCGTGTTCCACCGGCTAATCACGCCCGTTTCCCTGACCGACGAGGAAAGTCAAGTCCTAGGGCATTTTCGGGCGCTCAAAGGGGATAAGCGAAAACTGGCAATGGAGATACTAGATCAATTGGGAAGGTAAGGGTAAATTGCCCTTGCTTTGTATTGTTATCCAAAGTATTATGTTGTGCAAGGTAAAGGAGGTGCACACTATGGTTTGTCCAAACTGCAAAAGTAGCAACACACGAACGTTTGATTCCCGTAAACGAAAAAATGGGAGCGTATGGCGGCGTAGGCGTTGCGTCGAGTGTTCCGAAGTATGGACAACACTTGAATCGTCAGGCGACATAGATACGAGGATGCAGGTTGCTAGGGAGTGCCTTGAGATTGCCGAGAGCATACCAACAACGGTTTCGGTTTATGCAACCGTCAAAGAGGCTATCACGGCGACACAAGTAAAGATGCAGATTAGTCAACTGATAGCGGAGAAGTTTGGTCTATTGGCATAACTTGCCATGCGCGGGTGGGCAACGTATTATGTTGGGCAGGGGGAAAGGAGAATAGCATGAAACATACACCGGGACCATGGAGAATATTAACGCGGGCTATTGGAACAGTGGCTAATGAGTCGGGCAGGGTTGTAGCTACCTGCATGGGATACACAACTAACACTGATAACGGGGAACATATTCAAGAAAATATTGCCAACGCCACCCTTATCGCCGCTGCACCTGAGTTATTGGCTGCTTTGGAATCTTTGCAAAACTGCATGGTTGCTAGGTCTACTGTTGAAGGGGATTTACCGTGGACTTCTGACGTTGTCGCGGCCATGGAATCCGCTCGCTGTGCAATATCAAAGGCAGTTGCAGAGTAAAACACACACCACCCCTAGCCGCCGGGCTAGCGGGAGGGATAAGGGGGGGGTATGAGAGAGATCAAGTTTAGGGCATGGCACAGAGAAGTAAATAAGATGCTAGAAAGCCGCGATCAGGGCTATCAGGGCGAAGTATTTAAATGGTTGGCCGAAAGGCAGCCTATTGAAATATTGCGGTTCACTGGTCTTCGTGACAATAACGGAAAAGAGATTTGCGAAGGGGACATTATTGAAGGGTTAGGCTGCTACAAAAACGCCTTCCATATAGTTAAATGGGATAAAAAATTGGCTGGGTTTTCTCCATTCATTCACACCGACGAAGACGGAGACCAAACAACAAACCCTTGCCACTACCAAGTCATAGGCAACATCTACGAAAACCCGGAACTGATAACCTAAATCGTTTTGCACACAGAACTGTCATTTGAGAAAAAAGGGGCTAACCGGAATTGGCTAACCCCTTGATTTTATGGTGGAGCTGACAAAGGAGCATTTATGCCAAAATACAAAGCATTGAAAGTGGACGGTAAAAAAATGGATTTGCATAGACACCTAATGGAAGTCAAACTAGGCCGCAAGTTGACTCGTGGTGAAGTAGTACATCATATCAATGGTGATCCTCTCGATAATCGTATAGAAAATTTGCAGTTAATGACTTGTCGTGAACACAACATTTTTCATGGTTGCGTAGGTAGAGCTAAACCAAAACGCATTTTCAATGAAGAACAACTGAGGGAAATCAGAACGTGCGACGAGTCCAGCCGAGAGTTGGCGCGACGGTACGGGGTCAGCCATACAGCTGTGGCAAGGATTAGGAGTGGAGTTACATATTGCACGACCTCTTGAATGCCATTCAACAGTTTACTGCCGAAAAGTGCCGCAAGTATTGGGCATTATTTACAAAAAAGGTAATCAAAATAATACGTTGGGTGGAGTACCGCAAAAGAAGTGTTTTGTAATACTAGATACTTGTTGCAAGTTGTGTTGTGTTGTTGTAGGATGCATTTGTCACTTAACTGTCACTTGGAGGGGATATGAGGGAGATAAAGTTTCGTGCGTGGGACGAGATAAACGGACTCATGATGAGTGGGGCAGATTTAGAGGAGTGCGAGTTTGACACACGTCTATCGTATGGGAATCTAGTTGTGGCGTATACGGACGCTAACGGGGATTTCCAGCAGTGCTTGCCGATGCAGTTCACTGGTATACAAGACAGGAACGGTAGGGAGATTTACGAAGGGGATGTGGTTAGGTGGGTGGCACAAAAAGATTCGGGTCTTTTAGTGGATACCGAAATGAATGGGAAACTAGCAAAAGTCGTTTTTTACCAGCACAACGCGCAGTTCTGCTTTCAATTCAATAACACAATGTACTATGACAACGGGGGGCATACGATCCAATATCGGGATAGGTGCGAAATCATCGGCAACATCTACGAAAACCCTGAACTGCTGGCTGAAAAGGCTACCCAATGACCCGCAACATCGGCCAAAACATCGGCCAAAATCACCTCACCGTCGCATCCCTCGCCGCGTTCGTGAGCAATCCCTGAGCAATGCCGGTAAGGCCAATAAGGGGGGCGCTAATCGCCTGTTCAATCATCGTCGGCCTCCCCCGGTTGTCGATAGCTATCTTCACCTCCCCCTGCTGGTAGGTGATAGCGCCGTCATATTGGGCGAATATGCGGTACGTGTCGCCGTTGGGGAGGATGACGCGGGACTCCCTGTTTCCCCAGGTGGAGCAAGAAGTGAGTAATAACGTAAAAAATAGTAGCAAAATCTTCATTGAAACACCCTGTTTGTTTGTTGTATAATCAACGTAATTCGTGAGTGTGGCGGCGTGGAAGGACACGCATGAGGGTGCCTAGTAATAGGAGTCTTGATTAGGTGTATGAGCCGGGATTGGCCACCTGGTTCGGCGCAAAGCCGAGAAGCCTAGTCACAACAATTGCAGGCTGAATTGCAGTCGGTATCAAACCCGGCACACATTGCACGAAGGGGATAGGTGCTACGACCTATCAAGCGCCCCCTGCGGTTATCCGTTTGGGGGCGTTTTCACCACATACCATTTTCACGCGCTTTCCCTCCCCCGAATAGCCAAGTTGCCCAGAAACGATACTTGCTCGTACACCACCCGGCAAATTCAGCACGCCAGAATGATAACTTTGATTTTATTTTCCCGTCTGTCGGTGGGTTCCGCTGAATAGCCCTTTCCTCGTTCAATATGTCCTGTAAGACCTGTGACGCTTGCCAATTGTTAATTGGGGTGCCGTCATCCCATTTACCCATTTTGCAGATACGGTCATGCACCGGCCAATACCAGCTTACCGTGTCAAATCCACCCGTTGAACCGTCGGAGAATTCTCCGGCCGGAACAGTGAGCCTTTTACCGTAGCGGCCGGAATCGTATATAATCGGTTCCGCAAGGATATATCCCCCTTTAGCCATGAGACATTTAAGGGCGTGCGCTGTCATTCATCCCCCCTTACTGATAGAACGGTATCCATTCGCTACGGATGCGCTCTATCCCTGATTCGTTCGGCCATACCTCGATAATCCAAAAGCCGCAGTGTGCCGCCAGCTTCTTCCCCCGCATCCATCCAGTTTGACCGCACAGCGTCCCACCTTCAAACACGGCAACGTTGCGGCACTGGTGATAGATTGACTTGTGCGCGTGACCAGATAGGAGGATGTGGGGTTTCTCTCCCCCGGTCAGCCCTTCGACAAACTTCTGTGTGCGGTAGGAGGTGGCGTAACTGGAACCATCCCCGCCATGCCACAGCATGATTTTTATGTTTCCCACTTCAACCGTTGCCTCGTTCTGCCCAAGGTATTCAAAATTAGGCAGACAGGCGGCCAAGTCTTCGCCAGGATCAAAGCCGATGGATTTATAGCCCCATAGGTCATGATTGCCGGTTATCGCCTGTACGGGGCAATCCAATTGCTTGAATCGTCGCTCAGACAGTTTGCATTGTGAGGTAGCACCAATCGCTTCCAACTCGTACACATGCCCCGGTCTGCCGCTCATCCCCTCCGTAATATCCCCGGCGTGAAAGCACACTTCCACTTTCTCCCGCGCTATCAGGCTGCACGCCTTATCCCACCATGCCTGGTGGCTGAGTTGGTGGCCGATATGGGTATCAGTGAGAAAGGCAAACTTAAAACTATCGCTGCCCCATTGGTATTTAGTCGGCGCGGAAGGGGCGGGACCGTTTAGCCCCCGGCGTATCAGTGCCAACTCTTCAGGGGATATGTCGGGGAAGGGGGAGGCATAAACCACCTTCTCCTTCTCTGCAAAGAACTTCCTAACCTGCCACCTCGTTACCCCTGCCATTCGCGCTAGTTCGTCTTGTGAGGCGCGGGGGTGGGATTGAAAGACCGTTTCCAAATCGGTCAAAATGTCCTCCTATATCCCGGCTACTTCGCAGCAGTCGGGGCAATGGTCACACTTGCCACAGGTGGCGATACGCGGCTCCCCCCGAAGAACAGCGCCTCCGGTTCCTTGCGCCATGGGTAGGTTAGGCGTTCCACAGCTTGATTTCCTGCCGCCGCCTCACTATCAGCCCATCGCATATCTCCCCCCCGGCACGATTCCAGCGGCGAAGCTGAAAGGGTACGTTTGCATATAGCCCTTGGTTCAACTCTTTGCGGAGGGTAGAACCATGGAACGCGCCCACGCCACAGTTGAAAACAAAGGAAACCAGCGCGTCGAATTGGTTCTGTGTCAACGGCACGATAACGCCATCCATCACCGCCCGTTCAGCCGGTAGCACGTCCTGCGCTAACAGGTCCATTGCCTGCTCGTTGCTGATTCCCCCGCCATATTTGACCGGCACGCCCTTGATAATTATCTTGCCGGAGGTCAGCTCACTTCTGGTGAGGAGGTGCCCCACGCCGATGGTCAGCAGCCCCGCTTGATCCCGGTAGGGGTTCAGTATGCACCCCTCCCACTCTTTCAACAGTTGCAGCCCGTTGTCGCTCATTTGCATATTGTTCACACTCCTTCCATTTACAATGCGTCCACCTATCGTAATTGTGGTGCTGGCAATGAAACATTTTCATTTGAGGAAAAAGCCCTTCACCAGCTCAGTAATCCCCACTTCGTTGATTACCCAAAACGACAACCCGCCAATAATCCAATTCTTGACCTTGGCAAAGTCGGATGAGAGGGTGGTAAGGCTACTATTAAGCGTGGTCAATATTGCGTCGTGGCCCGTAATCTTCCCCTCCGCTCTGGTCAATCGTTGCTCATGGCCTATAATAAGGTTGTCGTCATGTTCCACTCTCTCCACCTCCTCACAGTGTTTGAAGTTCGTTTGCCAGGATATTGGTACGTTTACCAGTGCGCCGTCCATGTGCCCGGCGTCCCGGCAGTGGTGCAGCTGTACATTTTGTTGTCGCTGCTATTTACGTAGGTGTCACCAAGTTCGCAGCTTGCGGGGGTGGCTATCGGAACAAAACGGACAACTCCCCCCGGTTTCATTACAACGCTCGTTGTAAATGTGCCTGCCACTGCCGGTCTAAACCATATTGCCCCGGTATTATCTGCCCCCGCCCTAGCGAAGCCTATTTGACCTATATTTTGATCAGTAGTGGCGGTATCGTCACGAATTACACCGTTGATTGCCGTACCAAAGCCATCGCCAACGTCAACATTGGCATTGTTGCGAAGCACAAGAGAAGCAGCGGGAGAGGTAGCGTTTGCGGTCGAACGCCTTTCAAGCGAAGCAGCGATACCAGCCGCCTCGGAGACGGTTAGCGTTTTATCTGCGGTAGTGGTGCCCACCAGCACTTTGCCGGTAGTGTAATAAATGTCATTTGTTGCAGTTGTCCATTGGCTACTACCGTCGTTCCCGTCTTCTACTACATACCAGCTTTCGTAAGCATCAGCAGCGCCGGTCATATATACAAAAGTAGCGCCTTTACCTGCTGGGATAGAGTAACTTGCGTCTGCTACATAATTCATTTTTTGCCCTGCATAGAGCGGGGCAATGGTCTGTGCATTGCTGTTTCCGTTAAAAATGGAAATAGCAAATCCGTTGGTAGCCGGATAATCTGTTAAGCGGGTTATCGTTGTAGCGTCGGTGCCGGTGAGCAGGACTGAGGTATCTCCGGCTGCAATAGTGCCAGCAGGAGAAATCACTTTGACCACTGGTGAGCCGGTGCTTAATTGCACACCGTCCACATACACACTCGCACCACTAGGCAGATGCAAGCCAGTACCGGCAGCGGTAGTGCCAACGCTTATTGTTTTATCGTCCTCTGTGCGGATATTGAGGCCGGTTGTCCCTGCTCCATTCAGGTCGGAGGCATAAAGGGCGACAGCATCGGAAACGCCAGCGGTGGGAGCGGTTACGTGGGTGTTGTTCAGAATCAGGTTACTTGCCGCGCCGCCCCCGGTATCAACGCTGGAAATTGCAGAGTTACGCCCAACATGCAAATTCTGTTTTTCATCTCCTATGGCAAAATTAATTACGTTTCCGATACCTAGCCCAAGATTCTGTGTACTGAGTGATAGCGCAGTGGCACCAGTAGTTACATCGAGTAACCGGGCGGATAGTTCTGCTGCTGTAAAATAAGCTGAACCGTTATGGAATTGATACCGCACCGTCCCACCAGAATCACCATTTACCGAAGTTCCACCGCTGCGTGATCTCCGCAACAATAGGGGTGTGCCCGGTGTGCCGGTAAAGGTATTTTCAAAGGTAGCTATAGCACCAGTCCCGCCGTTAAACACTCCGGTTACGTTGAATGAGGCTATCGGATTGCCTGTATTGCTTTCTACGGTACTGGCCTGCGTCAACGTCTCATTGGTTTCATCAGCGGTTAAACTGGCAGGGAGAGAACCCGTACCGCCTGTATCTTCCCCGTTTACTATGTTGCCGCTGGCATCAAACTTAAGCACTTGCCCGGTGGTGTAATTGGTAAAAATAACCGGCCTACCCTGAATAGCCGCAGCGTTTACAACCTCTTTCTGCTTGGTATCAATAAGGGCATTGGCACGGTAATTCTTTTTTAGCGTGTTAGTTTCTACAAAGCCGGTGCCGTTCTGCGCGTAGTTAGAAACATAGGGATAGCCATAGTGATTCCACTGCATCGGGTGCTGTGAAGAATGCCCCCACAACTGCCACCAGTTCCAGTAGTCAACTCGCGGCTCGTCCTTCAAGTAGTTCGCCATCCATTTGATGCCGTCTGCATCTTCGTCCAGCCAATCAACAAGGATAAACCGATCTGCAACCTTGGCAGCGCCGGAATTAACAGGAGAAACGGTTATCTCTCCAGATGCCTTGTTGGTTACAGAGGTAACAGTGTAAATCGTGGTGTCATCACCGATGGTCAACTGCGAGCCAAGAATAAGCAACGGTTCAGCAGAGATGACAGTAGCAGCAGAATTGTATGTAACCACCCCACTACCTGCCGCCATGTTGACGGTGCCTTTTGAGACGGCATAGCCACCACACTGCCCACATACAAGGTTTAGGTCCGGTCTGCCCACTGAGTCCAGTTTGGTAAGCAGCGTTTCAATATTTTGCTGAAGGTTTAGCCCGTTGCCAAAAATATCAGCGCCCCAATACCCTGAAAGGTCTAAGGGGTCATCGTTAGCCATCTGGAAATTCTGTCGATTCGCCGCGTATGACCAATACCAATCCAAAGCAATGGCATCAATCTTATCGACCGTCAGCACACCATCAGCGGCATATCCAGCGCCAAACCCCCTGTCGTAGTTTTCTATCTGCGTCAGCCATGAGGTTGAGGAACCTACTGAATCTTGTTCAAAAGTGACAGATGAGGGAAGGGTGACTTCGATATTCGGAGCGACCGCTTTAATTGCATCGTAAACCGCAATGTGATGGTCTATCCATGAGGGGTCCATGTTGTAGGGGTTTGACGTGTTCAGGTCACTGTAGCCAGAAGTCGCCCCCGCGCCGTAGACGTAATATATTTCTGCCGCCCACTCAATCCCGGCTATCACATCAGAATAATCAGCGTACCTCTGTGCAAAATAAGTAAGTGAGGGGAGATATACATTGTCAAGCATCTGTTGTTTTGTGCAGCCAGACCAGGAAGAACCCTCCCCAAGAAGATTCTGAAAGTGGATTTTCATCCCGTATTTTCTGGCAAGCTCCACAACAAGATCAGTAGCGGCCCATCCGTCGGCAGCCGAATAATTAAAGGGGCCACAAGAGGCAAAGTAAGGACTCCCTGCCCTGGTCCACTTGCTGTAAAAGTTATCCGGCATGATCTTTTCAGAGACGTACCGCACACCCATTGCTGCCATTTGCTTGAATGCTTCTTCTATTCGGTCAAGGCTCTGCGCCCAGCTAATTTCACTGGCTATGGATTTCTTGACAACGGCTTTCGTTGCTGCCGGTACAGAAGCGTTATTGGTGCTGTAATTGCTCCATGCGTGTTTTGTGTAACTGGAATAGTTGGCCCACGCATACCCGGCGTTGGTCATGCCAAATAAGCCGACTTTGTTGGTGCTGTAGGTGTAATTGGCGTTGCTAGTTTTCTTTTGGTACGTTCCCGACACCTCATCGTTCGTAGCCCTGCCCCCGCCTGCGGAGGTGTAGGAAGTGAAGACTGATGCGCTTAGCTTTAAGTTCAGTTTATTCTGTGTCGCAGTGGAAAACGTATTGAACTGCGCTGTCGTAATATCGCCACCGCCCCCCGCCCGGTCAATGGAAGTGTAGGCCGAAAACTGCTCGTTAGTTACGCGGTCAATGCTGGTATAAGAGTTGAAAGTTGCTGCTGGCAATTTCTGTCCTAACGCTCCCTGCAAGTCCGATTGCTCGGTAATCGTCCCGGCTATCGTCCCCCAATAGCTTGTTGAGTTATTGGAGAACGTAGCCACAATGTCCGGCTTGCCGGTGAACGGGTTAAACTTGGTGATGGTGCCGCCCCAAGAGGCTACAACCGTAGCAAGCACAATTAAACACCACCCCAGCGGGTTGATTTTGTTTCGCATGTTTTAGCTCCTGGCGGGTGTTCTCCCGCAAAGGATTTGGTTACTTCCGAACAGGTTTCCTTAAAATCGGGTCATATACCATACTCCCCGCTGGGAGTGGTGTTTCTGGTGGTCGCTCAACCGGCACTTCAACTATCTTCTCTTGTGTGACTATCTTGGTGGGTCGCATGACCAGCGCAACCACTACCCCGATAATCAGCCCTAGTTCAAATAGTAAAGTTTCCATTAGTACACCGCGTCATATTCAACATAGGTGAGTGCCGCCCGGTCTGCCCACTTATCGGTTAACGTTTCCCCGGCAGCGCCATTGTAAAAAGTAATGTGCTCGTCTCCGGCATCGTTCACATGCTTACGAATAATAAAGTGACTATCGGGATGCAGGTCGCCGTAATACTTTGGTTCCCCGCCCATGTCGAACCGGACGGTTTCGAACGCATCAAGAAATTTGGCAACCACCCGCCCGTTAAGGTCATCAGGTAATTTGAAAGGTACGCGGCTCATGTCATCCCCCCTACGGTGCAATTCCAAAAGTGTCGCTGCTGGTGGTCAGGAAGTAAGTCTCAATTCCGTTTAAAAAAACTTTTACGTTGACCGGCGTACTCGTTCCGGTGTTTACGCAAACGAATTTAGCAACCTTCACTGCCAGCGTGGAGTAATTAGCCATCCCCTTAGTGCCGAGGGAGTAGGTACGGGAAAAATCACTTTTGGGCGCAAAGATTGGTACTTGTGTTCCCGACACATTTGCAAGTTTGTCAGTGCCGAAAACGGTACACGTTACCGGTGTCTGTGTCGAATACGCCCCGAATCCAAGTTTTGTAGTAGTTACAGCAAAAACCTGTGTGGCGCTCACGGCCAGCAACGCTATTGCGATCAAAATTCGTTTCATTGTTGTGTTACCTCCTGTAAACCGGCTGTAGTAGCGCGTTTATGGTCGCGGCTTTCAAATCTGCCCTGTAAGCCGTTTTGTTGAGTGTGTGAAGGGGTAGGTATACCCCCTTCGTTTAGTTACTTACACTTTCCGGCCGCCTTTTTTCTTTCCACCCTTCATGTTTCACCTCTCTGTCGTATTTTGTCCTGCTACCACTGCGCCAATGGTTGCCGCCCTTGCTCCCTGCGGTCCTATTTTTTGCGCCGTACCCATTGCCTTGCCAAACATTCGCAAGAATTCCCCTTGGACACGCGGAGAACTTGCGGCAAGTACCGGCCAGAATTTGGGATTAACAAATTGGGCATACGCGGCTTGACCTGCCAACAGTGGACCCGTTCCGGCAAGACCTCTTGGCAAGGCAGTGTTCATTGTGTATCCGGCTACCTGCCCCGCCAAGTCATCACCTGTTTTTGCCCCAAGTATTTCAACCAACTCCCGGCGCATCTCAAAATTGTCACGCATTGCTGATGTTAGACGGCGTAATGTCTTATCTGCCGTCACTCTTCCACTCATGCCGTTTTTGCGTAACATAAGGTCAGTTTCAACGTCTTTTATAAGCTTGGTTGCTTCGGCGTATCCCTTAGTCATTTCGTCGTACTCAGGAACGCGGGAGGTTATAGCGCCCTTCACTTTGTTGCGAATTTCCGTTACAAACTGACGCGCCTGTGAAGAGTCGGAATAGAAATCGTCAAGTTGGCGTTTAAGTGTGTCCAGACCAACAGCGGTATCGTCACCTTGTTTACTGCCCCATCCGGTCACATCCTCAATGATCTGTTTTATGTCGTTGCGCCCCTTGGCTCCCATTGGAACGCGGGAGGTATCAATTGCTCCGGTTGCGGGGTCAACCGTCACCTTGTATTTACCCATAAGGTTCATCAAATCAGACCTCACAGAAGCAAGGTCGAGCGGCGTCTGGTTCTGTTCGATCTGTGTCATCTTGGCTTGATATGCTGTCGCCCTGTTGGTTTTCAACGTATTCAGCGCATCCCTTGCAGTGTTGACAATTTCTTCTCCCGACACCTTGCCCCGTAATGCTTGGTCATAGGCAGTTTTGCTTTTGAAAGGATTGAGAGATGGTGCGGCGTCTTTACCGCTTTTAATCGCCTCATCTATAGCACCTGGACCGACACCCGACAATCTGCCAAGCGTCGGCTTAACAACAGCGCCGACACCTTTTGCAGCCATTTTAAGTGCAGGCACTACGGATTGCCCCCCCATTTCCAACATTGCCCCGGTGCCGACATTAGACAATGTGCGCGTTGCAGCTTCTTTTGGAGATGAGTAGTAATCACCTTCTACAAAGTCGGCAAGGTTGTCTCCTATGGCATAGCCTAACCCTGCACCGCCCACTGTTCCAACCGGACCCGCTGCGCTGCCAAGTAACCCGCCCCCAACAGCCCCTCCCGCTTGCAATACCGGTCTTGCTACTGCGGCAAGGGTTTGACGAGTAGGAACAACATTCCGCACCACATTCAATGCCTTTTCTTTAACTTTGGTCTTGAGTGTACCGGTATCGTTAATAAAGTTGTCGCGGTTCTTCGCCCACGTCGCGTCATTCTGCGGCATAGGGGCAGCATTACCCCCCGCCAAATGGTCATACACGCCGGGGTACTTGACAATTACCTTTGATTCCAAGTCGGAGTCAGGTAAGGAGTCATACGCGCCGGGATACTTCGCCCTTATTCTGGATGCAAGTTCGCCCATTACAGTATCCCCAACGGGTCAGCTTTCTTGCCGCCCGGCTTCTTGTCTGGTTGCCGTCCACGGTTGATTTTTTCAGTGGTTTTCTTTAAAAACGTTTCAAGATTATCTAGCTTTATTTTTAAATTATTAGCAGAATCACCTATTTCTGGAACAAATCTTTTAGCAGCACGCTTCACCTCTGAGTCTGGAACCGCCGCCCCCGATTCAACTCTTAATTTTGCCTCCACTGCATCCAAAATAAGGGTTGAAAGTTCCCTGCCGCGAGTCCCCCAAGTACGCGCCACCAAGTTGGCAACATTGGTGCGGTTGACACTACCATCCGCATCAAACAACTCCTGCCTCAAGGTCGGAATATAGCCTATGGCTTGTTCAACCATTTGCGCTTTACCCGCAGTTTCGGGAGTCATTGCAGAAGGTTTTGGCGCTACCCCGCCCCAGCCCGAAATAGTAGCAACCTTGTATGTTCCTGTGGCCTTGTCAAAAATAAGGGGGTTGCCGGTAGCAGGGTCCACAAATGTGCTCTGCATAATAGTAGTGCCGCCGCCAGATGGTTTATACCTTGGCGCTGGTTCCCCTACCTGTTTCCATGTCTTCCCGCCGTCCTGTGACTCTTCAAATAGTTCCTTGTCCCCTATGTTGCGCGTGCGGGATTTGTATTCGGCCTTGGGGTCGGCTGTAAACACCGGCTGATTGTCGGGGCCTAGGACTGTACTTCCGGGGGCGACTACAAGTAGAGCTCTTTCTCCTTCCCGCACTACCCTTATATCTTTTGGATCGCGGGAATTTACAGCAACGATGCTGCCGGTTTTGCCGTCTTGCAGGTAAGAATAATCACCCTTCTTGCCAGTAAACTTAAAGTCGGTTCCAGCAAAGTCGTTGTACCACTCAATAGCGGATTCTGGCGCTATCTCGGACAGCGATTTAAACTTGTCCATTAACAGCTTTTCCATCCCCAGCGCCTTTTCAGGGTCGTGTGCCTTGTAATAATCTAACAGCACCCGGTCATGGTTGGGCGGTTTTGTCACTCTTCCAGTTACTTCGGTAAATTCGGGATTTGGTGCAAACCGTCCAGCTATTTCGGTTGGCTGTTCAGCGGGGGCAAAAGTGGTTGCGGTAGTCGGCTGCGCGTTGGCTACGGCATCAAGTGCGCCCTTCTCAACCTTGCGCTTTCGGTCCAGGTCGGCAAGAGTCATCCTGTTTTGTGATATTTGTTGCCGGGTCAGTTGTTCGGCCAGCGCACTACGCTTTTCCTCGTCAATCTGCTTGCCAAGGTTGGCTAAAGTTTGCGTTGTCTGATTTGCCCCTGCCCATGGGTCTACGAATCCGGTCATGGCTTATTCTCCGTAATATGATGCGGCGGGTTGGTAAGCGTCGGCTGCTGCGGCGGCAGAACCCCCACCTCCTCCCATACTGGTGCCAGAGTTGCCCCACCAACCGGCGTTTTGCCCCAGTTTATACCCGTTGTATGCGTTGGAAATGGCGTTACCGGATTGTGCGCCAAGACCGGAGTAGAGGCTAGCCCTTGCCTGTCCCGACAGGAGCGCCGAATTAGCCAGACCTAGCCCTAATTGATTTTGGATACCTGATACCTGATTGCCGGAGTTGGTTGCAAGGTTGGTCAGCGATGTTCCTGCACCCCTACCCACATCGACCAACCCAGCCAATCGCCCAAGTTGCTTGTCGTAATCCTCTGCGGCAAGTTTAGCCTGTGCGTAAGGAGCTATGCCGCCACCAGCAAGACCCCTTGCCCCAAGCCCCCGCATCAAAGATACCCCCTGAAATTTGGCTAGTGGTGATTGCTTATATTCAAAGGTCGTTGACCGTTCGGGTGGGGTGGTGACTATCTCGCCATTGGGACCGACATAATAGCGCCCGGTCTTGTCGAGCATACCGTCTTTCTGTGATGTACTCAGTAACCCTGACAGCCGCATATTGCTACCAAATCCACCCGCCACATTATCGTTGAATGCCGTGATGTCGTCCGAGGTCAGCATACGGTACTGTGGGTCACGGTACGAAATAGGACCGCCCATGATGCCAGATTGCAGTTGCGCCAAGGCGGGGATACCCGCCTCATAAAACGGTTGGTTAAGTGATTCGGCCCTTGCCGATTGTTCTTCGATGGTGGCGGCGGCAGTATTTGCGGCATCACGTTGAGCCTGCGCTGATGTATTAGCTGCCTGCCGAGTAGCTTTGGAACCCATTACCGCGCCGAGTGAACCGGATACGATACTCATGGTTTGATCTCCTTCATGTAATGCTTTTCAACCAGTTGATAACCGCGTCGTTTATAAAACCGTTCAAGTACGTCGGGCATACTGTCAACCATGTGAATCATTGCTATCATCTGGCAACCGTTCTCTATTGCCCAGTGTTCATAGGCTTCAAATAATGCAAGACCATGCCCCCGGTGGTCGGGGTCTACATACCAAAAAGTTTCAACGGCGGTAAGTGTGCCAGAATGCAGGTCGGGAAACTTGATACACCCCAGCCCCCCTACCGCTATCCCTTCGTGTTCCAGCATGAAGACCGCTGCAATGCCGCTTTCGACCATCGGCCAATAGGAGTGTCTAGGCAGGGCAGGATTCACCTTTACAAACTGGGATTCAGTAGCGAACCGTGCCGCCATCTTACCCATTACATCCAAATCTTCCGGTGTCTCAGCACGTCGTATGTTCATTCATCACCAAAGCCATCGGGGTCGGGTACAAATTGCCGTCGTTGGCCATCATTTTCGGGGAACAGGAACAGGCATCAACATCAAAAGCCGCTGGGTCTGGAGCAGAGCAGAGGGAAAGCAGCCGGCCTTCATGCTCAAGATTCACGTTATAAATGCTGTTGCCGCCTAGTCTCTCGGTTATAGTGAAGTGGGGGAACAGCCGCTTTATTTCTTTGAACACCTTCGACAGATACAGCGTCTTGTGTGATTTCTGGTTCCAGGAATTGAAAGGGGTGCGGATACGCGCATGGTCGGCAACATCCTGGTATCTCCCCCACAGTTCCAGTATTTCGGGCAGTTCTCCTACACGCTGGATACTGAACATGATGCAGTTTAGCTTCACTCCCAGCAGCCGGATGTTGTCGAGTGCCGCATGTTTATAGTCGGGAGGGTCGGCGTGAATACTAACGACGGCGGGAAGATACCCGTTCCGGTCAAACCCTACTTTGCCAATGAACTCGTTCAGGTACATTGGGTCGGCAAAACGTTTGCCGTTGGTCAAGACGCAGTGGAAGTTTGGCATTGCCGCGATAATCTCGAACAAGCGCGGGTGACAGGTTGGTTCACCGCCAGACAACCACACCCCAAAATCAGGAAACCTCGCCGCCTGCTCAATGCACCACTCGAACGGCTGATGTTCTCCGGTTAACGGGTAGTAACACAGACGGCAGGTATCGTTGCAGGCACCGGTAATGTTGAGGATAAACGAACGGTACACATCCTCCACCCGCCCATACCCTATTGTTGCAACAAAATCGGGATCAACTTCTATCTGCCTGTTTTGTTCCGCGCCACAGCAGTTGTACCGCATATATAAGCCTTCGGTAGTCGCCGGGATGATGGAATGGCATGATGGACAGATGGTTATAGTTCTACGCATTGAACGCCAACCCCCTTGATTGTATGTACTGGCGGCAGATTTCCACCAGACCGCCATCAACCGCAGAATCGACAGCCGTTCCGACAAACCTCATAACCGGAGCTGGGAACAGGTTGTACCGTTCTAGAAATGGTCGGTTGCGCTCCAAGTCGTTTATGGTTTCCACCAGAAGGTTGCCCATGTACCCGATATGATGTTTTTCCAACAACGCCAATCCTCTTTCTACCTGTTCAACACTGATGCCCTTGTTGTACCGGTCAAGGTCTGACTGCCGCATGGATTCGACGCCCACCACCGTATAGACAAGCCCCGCCGACTTAGCCAGTTCAACCAGCGATTCATCCAGATTATCCAGCCGCAGAGCCGCAGTCCACGAAAGACCACTCTTGCCCATTTCGTTACAGAAAGCCCTAAATCTGCCCTTGGAACCATTGAGCGTGTTATCGTTGATAACCACATGTTCTATGCCGTACTGCTGCCTATAGGCTGCTATTTCATCCATCACGGCACTCAGTTTGCGGCACTGGTAATGGCAGGTGTGAGCACAAAATGTGCAACTATGAGGGCATCCCCTAGAGGTTAGCACCCCAATGTGTTTGAACCCGTTGCGGCGGTGGTATTCCTCTATGCCAAATCCTTCGTAATCGGGCAGGGGCAGGCGGTCAAGGTCTGGCCTCCCCCCATATATAACGCCCGGTGCATTGAGTGCTCGGGTCAATACTTCTTCCCCTTCGCCAACAACGACCGTATCCACATGTTGCAGCATCTCCTGTGGCTTAAAGGTAGCCAGTGCGCCACCTAGTACGGTTTTGATTCCCAGGTCGTCACAGACTTCCGCATCCCTGATAATGTACGGTTTGAACTCTTCAAAACCGGTGAACATGACCACATCACACCCGGCCACTTCGTTTACAAAATCGTATTCCCATAGGTTGTAATTCAACACCTTGACGGTATGCCCCTGCTCCTTCAATACGGCACTGACGTACATGAAACCCAGCGGGAAGGAGCAAGGGTCATCAAGTGGTACGCCGTATTTATGAAGTACAAGGGCTATTTTCATTTCGCCGTAACTCCCCGGCTACCAATGGTGTCTATCTCGTAATGTACGCCGAAATCAAAGGCGGCTGCGTCTGCGGCGTAGGTGTCGGCTGCGTCTGTTGGATCTCGAAACAAGACAAACGTGAACCGGCTCCCAATATGCTTACCAGTGCCGGATATTTCGGGGAAGCTGGTGCGGTGTTCTTTCCAAGCAACTCCCCCCGCTGCGGCGGTTACAAAGATGGTCACAGCATTTTCAAACACGCCGTTCCGGTCTACCCACATATAGCGCAGTTGCCATTTAACATTGCCAGCATCGGCAGTAGTTGGACACCAATGAATATGAGGGACAATGTTAGTCCCTTCCTTGTAATCGTGGACTATTTCAAACGACTCCCCCAATTCCTCTGTAGTCACGTTGCCGTCAAATGACCGCACTTTCAGCATTGCATCGCTGTTGACGGCAATTATGTCTGGTGTGCTAACTCCTGTGGTAAGGGGAAGAAGGGATTTATTTATGTCGTTCCATACTGTTGCATCCCCGTTGAATTTCAGTGTTCCATCGTCTTCAAACTCACTGTAATCGGTATCCCCACCGTACTTCTTATTGCTGATAGTCTGTTCTGTCCCGGTGCCTACAACGGAATTATCAACACCAATGCCGTGAACGTCCTGTGAGGCGTTGCGGTGATCCTCCCACGCTTTGCCCTGCGCGTTACTGATGTGCTGCCTCTTGGTGCCGTCTGTGCTCGTTAAATCCGCTTCGCCGATGGTTTGCAGGTTGTTATGGTTGCGGGTTTCAATATCGGTAAGGTTGGAACCCGCCTTGCTTACCACGCTCCACGCAATACCGGGTAGTCCCGACAGAATCATAAATATCCTGTCAAACCATGCCGAGGTTTCCCGCAAGTCGCCCCGTTTCATTTCCTCAATGATTACCGAAGGGCGGGGAGGTTTAGGTAATTTAGTAAACGGACCTTGCGCCATTTACGAAAACTCCATCTCAATGCCAGCAAAAACCAAGTTTGCCGCGTCGGTCATGCGTAACGAAAACTGACGGCTGCGGAATTGTCCCAAGGAGTGCAGCGTTTTGTAAAACTCATACTGCCCTTGTTTGCCCAACGAGATTTGTCTTTCGTTGCTCCATTCCTGCTTTCCGTTGTTGCGGTATTTGAACACCATGACCGGTTCGCTGCCGGCGGTGTTACCCTGCGCCCGTTTCAGGTGGATACGGAGCCATGCCAACACTTTTTCCTCAGTAGTCCCACCGTCTGCCCACCCTGTCACCCATTCGGTTGCAATCAAGTTACCGTTATCGCTGGTTGCGTCTGATACAACCTCATAAATCTTGCCGTCAACGCGGCTTTGACACAGGTGCTTACCCCATGCCTTTGCAAAGATAAAGTGACGCCCAAGAAACGCCTCACGTTCGGCATAGTGTTTATTCCACCAGCTCCACCGATACCACTCTTGTTTCTTGATGTTATACGCCCACGTTTGCCCCTCGTTGGTAAGGATGTAGAAAGACTGCCCACCGATACTGATAACGTCGCCTATGGCGTTTGCCAGTGTAGAGAAATTATCAAGCACTCTTTCTATATCAAGGCTAATCACCTGCGGGTCGTTACCCACCAGCCGCACTACCGCCGGTTTTTCGTCCACCGTGCATAGCGCAAAGAAGGTGTTATCGGCACGCTTGACGCTGTACGGGGCGATAAGACCGGCGTCACAGAAAGAACCACGGCGCATCTCGATAGGAGGTTCCCCGCCCGTTTCCTGCCACAACTCCCGGCCATCGCTGCCCCATACCGCCGCATCTTCCCACGCCTGGTACAAGCCAAGAATATTGTCGCCCCGCGTGTCGCCTGTCAGCGGGTTCTCAGTAGCCGCCCAATAGGTTGGGTCAAACTCGCCGGTTTCGGGGTCAATATCTGAAAAGTAAAAACGGGCGGTGTCCTTCTCGTTGCCCAAAAAGCGCAAGCCCTGATAAATTACGTGCGTGCTATTCTGCGGGGCGGGGCTGCCCACCTGTGTGAACTCATGCCCGGTGCTGTAGTTAAGATTCTTACCGTTGCAGCAAAAGAGAATCGCTGAATTATCTATCTTCTGCCCCGCTGCGAATACCGTTGGCGTTCCCTGGTTAAGCGCCGGTCCCGTCAGTTCAGACACCACGCCGTATTTGTCAAAGGTGAATGCCTTACCGCCCGACACGGCAACAGGCTTATTTAGCTTGTCCCACCAGAACAGCCCATCACCCGGCAAACCAGTTGCAAGGTCGGTAAACTCACGCAAACCAAAGCGGCTGCACAAGCTGTCTGTTTCGTCCCGGTATCCGTCGTAGATAGCATCTGAAACTATCTGCTTAGACACCGGGTCGATGTTGTAATATGGCTTTTGTGGCTTGATTACCATCACAGCCCCTTACGAGTAGTTAGGCATTGCTTTCCATGTTGCGGCGACGAAAGCAACCGCAGCGCCTGATACGGTGGCGTCTATGGTACTGTCGAGATAGACCGTTGTTCCCACTATGCCGGTCACGACTTTGGTCCCTGTAACACCAGCAATGGAGATGTTGGCCCCAATGTGTAACCCGGTGGTGGCGTTTACCGTTACAAAAGCATCGCCGCTGGTTCCACTGGCAGTGGTGGACCCGCTATTAAGCGTCCCCATGGTGCCGGATGCTGAACACGTCCACCCGATAGGCTGTCCCGCCGTCGCGTTGGTATTCCATGACTGAGCGCCCACCCGGTATGTTCCGGCTGTCGGTGCGGCGGTCCCTTCGTATTGTTTGTTAATAGCTTGTGTTTGCGCGGCTGCATCGGTGTGAAGCATCCGGTTGGTTGTTTCTTGAAACCACAGCCGCCCCAGGAATTGCGTATGGTCGTAATAGTTGTAGAAACCAAGCCCCCCATAAGTCGATTCGATATTGAGGGTTGATTCCTGCCCCGAATCTTTACCGATAAAGGTGTTATTGCGGGAATTGCTGACATCAAGGTTTATCTTGCTGCGGTCAATTTCCTGGTTGGCAAACAAGAACACGCTTCTACTGACTATGCCTTGCAACCAGTTAGCATCTACCGACTCGATACGGGGATGCAGCAACAGCCAGCCTACACAGCCGGTATTGCCGAAATAAATCCCGTTGTGCTTACTCTCAAACGCCGGGGAGATAAAGCGGATATTGTCAAGGCTTTGAGATCCCGCTGTGCGTTCGGCGTATGCTACATAGCTGCCGGTTTTGCCAGCTTTGGTAGCCGATGTAAGCATGTACGCACCCTGATTGAAGGTGTTTTCGTTTACCGCATATGTGTCGTCAAACTTGAAATAGGTGTCGTATTTGTTGTCAACCATCAGCCCAACATCAAATCGGTTGTAAAGCGACGAACCAGCCGCCGATACTTCAAGCGTCAATCCCTTGGTATACCCGCCGATCTTGGTGATTTCAAATTGACCGTGACTTGTACCGTTGACCGATAGGCCGTGGATTGCATCGTCCCAATTGACAGTCCCGTTTAATATGGTGATGTTTCGCACTACCGGGTTAATGCAGTCGGTAAAGGTCATGCCGCTGTTTTCGGCGGTCACTATCCTAGCGTTGCCGACAAACTCTACTTCTGGACCGGTCAAACTGGTAAACGTGATTGCTGCGGTGGTGTTGTACGATTGGGACAAAACCAACTTGCGAGTAGTGGCAAGGGTGTTTGCAGCTTTCTGTATTTCTACATCATCAGCCGTGCCGTCTATTCCGTACCACTCAGGGTATACAAAGCTGGTAGCACCCGCGCCAAGGGTAAGGTTGGCATGTATCAGTGTCGGTGCTGCGCTCAGTTTGCCGTTAATGGTAAGCGTCCCCGTACCGTCAAAGAACTGATACAAGGGCGCATCAAAGGCGCTGTTGATTGTCAACGTCATTCCGCTGGGTATGGTTATCATCCCCAAGCTGGTAGGCTTAATGACGAGGGTGGCAGGAATGGCGGTGCTGGCGGTCAAGGTGGTTGCGGAGTTGACCAACAGCGTTGTCTCGGTGGCACCAATGGCGGTTACGGCTGCGGTCAGGCTGGCATATTCCGCCACGTCCACCCAAGGGCCATCTGATAGCCCGATAGCGATATTATCCAGCGTGCCGCCCGTTATGATTTGCCCGGTGCTGTCTTTGATGACAAACTTATATATACCGTCGCCGTACAGTTGCGCGGCTCCCCGGCTGGCGTTCAATGTATAAGGATTATCGGCGGCGGTCTGTTTTTCACGGTCAAGCCAAACTGTTTTGAGGTCAGTAGTCCCGGCAGCGTAGGCGGTCACCGTGCCGCCCTTGGCGTTGTCAAAACCGGAAAGCAGGAAATCAATTTGTGTTGCTTTTGCGCTCATTTGTTATCTCCGTGCAGGCTGTAAGAAAAAGGATGCTTCCTCGAAATCATCCAGCCCTGCCAGTGCTTCATCGTACCGGGCTTTCAACGCAACCTGCTTATCAATGGGGATATTGAGTTTTGGTGCAATGTGGTAAGCAAGCCCTGATACCAGAGCCATGTACCAATCCGCCGCAACCATGGCGTTATCAGTCTGTGCGTCCAGGTCGTCAATTGGGCGCTTGTACCGGAACAAAAGTTGTGTGGTAACGTCAGCGCATACCGGCCAAGTGTAGAGAACAGCGTTGGTCAGTTGCGGGTCAAAAGCTACCTGAACACACTTACCCGCACTGGTTTTATTGGGGAGTCGAAAGTAATCTTCCTGAGAAAGATGGGTAACGGGTATTTCGTTGCCGCTTGAGTCTTTCAGCCGAATATCGGTAATCGCCAAAGGGCGAAGTATTTTTGTGGTGTAGGTGTAAACTGCGTTGCCGCTAGATGCCGCCCCGGTAAGTACCGACGTGATAGTGGTCGCGGCTGCGTCGGTTACAGTAGTCCATTGCAGTGTGCCGTCATCCAACTCAATGCCGATATAGTCGCCGTTGGTAATACCGGCAGTGCTGTAAAGGGTCAGGGTACCAGCGCCTAATGCAGCGTCAGCGGATAGGGTGGTGGAGACAGTAGACTCGGCACAGTGCGCCCCGGTCGGTCCCAACAGGTATGATTGAGCATTTTTAGTAAGGAACAGCGTGGCGCTCTTGTAGGCGTGTAGAAACAGCCCTCTCGCCTGCCATGACTTCAGCATCAGGTTGAGGCTGCGGGAAAAGGAGTTGATGAGGTGTGGTTCTAAACCTTCCGCTATATCTACTGCGCCGGTCAGTTCTGCCGCTTCCTGTATCAACTGGTCGCGGTTAAGAGCAAAATCGGTCGAGCCTGAAAAAGCCATGTTCCCACCTTATAAATCGTCGGGGGTTACGTCTCCCGGCGACAGGAATCTATCTGTTCCTTCGGGTCGTGCGTCGGAAACGCCTATGCGCTCTTTTTTGGCTTTAATCGTTTCCTGCGGGTGGCGGGGGTCCCAGCATTCAGGATGAGTCAACAGGTTATCCCATGTCTTTTTCATCTTGCTGCGATACCCCCGCAAGCCGCAAATGTCACAGATGCAAAGTGAATCGCCCGGTTTATAGGGCCAGTTGGTCATTAAGACGCTACCGCAATCCCTGATGTGGCGTAGGTCGGCACCGCGCCGGTAATGTGTATTCCTGTGGTAGTCGAAAGTTTGGTGTTCCCGATGGACGAGCAATTGTCTATCAGGACATATCCGGCGCTCTGTTCCGCACCGAAAGCCACGCATTGAGCAGGAACAGCGGTGGAAAGTTTCTGCGAGAAAAAGACACAGTTACGGATAAGCAGCATTCTTTCAACGTCGTCGGCGTTGGCTCCGTAAACAAAGCGGTTGTTGACATGCCCTGCTTTTTTCCAGAAGTGGCAGTTTTCAAACAGCACGTCTCGGGCTACCTTTCCGGCCCCGGCAACACCTTTTGTTACCAGCACGTTTGCGCGAACTATTGCCCCGGCTATGGCGTTTGCAAGACTTCCAATAGTGCAGTTGATGACTTGAGCTGAATCTCCGTTCATTACCAGTTCAGCCGCGCCGGTTTGGTCGAGATCGGTTTCTTTGTAAATTTCGCAGCTATTCAAGACGGTATATTCCCCGCCTTCAACAAAGCAGTAAATTCCCTGTGCCACGGTGTTAGCATTGGTAAACTTGATGTTGGTGAAGCTGTTGCGAATACCGGTATTCAGGATAGTGCCAATATCGGTTGCGGCGGTGGTCACTCCAAGGCTAACCTTTGCATTCTGCCCGTAAAACCTGCCACCTAATCCATCGACGCCAACGAAATGAACTCGGCTTTTGGAAACGGTTAACATCTCGGTAAGGACGTGTGAGGCGCTGCCTATAAGGGCGATTACGTCGTCTTTGTTGGTCGTAACCATGCTGTAGGCTTTGGCGATGGTTTTGAACGCCTTGGATGGGCTTTTGCCGCTGTTACCGTCGCTACCATTGCCGTAATCGACAAAATAGATGGTGCCGGGGGTTGCGGGAATGCCGCCGCTACCCATAACCGGGATACCGAAAGAAGAGATGCCGTTGGGAAAGTTTGTAAGACCCATTGTGATTTACTCCTTCACAAGTTGCCTTGCAGGGAGGGTTGTTACACCCTCCCCAAAGGGTTAAAGGTTAATAGTTAGGCCCCTTCCGAACCATAGATGCCGCGAGGGTCAACCCAGCCGACAGAAAACCTCATACGCGCCTTGTACTTGGCATTTTCCGTATCGAAGTCGTTTTCAGGTGCCGGGTTGAAGTCGTCCGCATCCCGCTCCTGATAGATAAGCCCGTTGGGTACGTTGGTTTTGATGAACCACGCGTCGGCGTCTTGCAGGTAGTGGTAAACGGAGATACCGTCAGGGAAGACGCCTTTCGACTTGAGCGCGTTGATAGCGTTGTTGGCGGTATCGTACTCAAGGGAAGATTTCAGGATACGCTCTGCTTCAAACGTATTCTGCGGGGCGATGATGAGGCTGCGCGGCATGGCGGCTATTTTAAGCCCACGGTCATTGACGAATGCCATAATGTCGATGCACGCGGTTTCAAGAGCGGCTTGGGTGAGGTCGGAAGCAACAGTCAACTCGTTGCTCCATGTCCCGCCTGCCATGTGGGGATGGTCGCTGGCAATCATTTCTTTGCCGTCGCCACCAGTGTAGGACGAGTTGAAAGCGCGGTTCAGGACGTTGGCGCACACGGTTTCTTTCGTCTGCCGCATGGAGAAGGCAAGCGCCGGAGTCAGCATCTTGATGAGGTCGCCGTACTGGTTGTCATCGTATGCTTCGCGGGTGATGATGAAGCCCATGGCATAGACGATGTTGGTCAGCCGGGTAGTGAACCCCTGCTTGGCTTCGTCAAAGTACAGAGCGTTACCCTGCGTCTTGATGGGCGCAAGGCCGAACATCGAAGTGCCCTGATACTCTTCGTACGCCTTGTCGGAGGTCATCTTCTCAAATATCTGCGAGAACTCCTGCGGATACTCGTCATATTTTTGCCCGTAAATCGCTTTGATTCCAGGCCAAAGAAGTTTTGAAAAACCACTTGTAGTTACAGTTCCCATGTCATATCCTCCTTAACCGTGGAACGCTTGCTCTGCGCGAGTGAACATTACATGGTAACGTCCCCATACCAGAGTCGGGTCATTGTCAACGAGGTTAGGAACCTCGATAACGGTGAAATCTGCATTGTTGTTGGTAGTAAGTTCACATGCAGAAGTCCCGGTAACGGCGCTGCCTGCAACATACGACAGGTCACAGGTATCACCGACAACCAGCGTCAAAGCGGTTGCGGTTTGAGCTTCGAATACAACATCATCGGCGGGAACGTAAAAACAGCACCACTCAGTATGCGTGGATTCGCTGTCGTCATAAAAACGCTTGCCGAGGTTGTCGGGGTTGTACGGCCCGGTAGGGATGCGCCCCCCGGCATCAAATTTGCCAAAGCCAACAGCTACGCCAAGAAACCCGGTGTCGTTGGTAGCGCCAGGAGCGGCCAAGCCGGATTCCAGGTTGATTGGATCGCCAACAAAGATGTCAGCACCATCAGCAACGCCAAGAGCGCGGATAGTGCTAGTCCACGGTGCTCCGCTGAGGGTTTTAACGGGTCGAAGCCCGTTCGGGCGGTCAGTATTCGCCATTTGTTATTCCTCCGTGACAGGCACGGAGTTTGACCGTGCCATGTGTTAGATGCCTTTTATTTCGCCCTCAAGACCTGCATCCCTTGGACGTCGTTTGAGTTGTCCTTCGATTTCGTCAACTTTGGCCTGCTTTGCGGCCTGGTCTTCTTCGTAAAATTCCTTGGGTATCCGCATCAGAAATACCCGGTCCTCATTGTCGCCAGCAGGTACGGAAAACGCCGCGCCCATGCTGGATGCCTTGTTGATATTGGGGTCGCCAATACGCGGGTCGCCCGTTACCATTTCATAGCCCCCCTCAAGGAACTGTTCGATTCTGCTGCCCTTGTCCCGCACAAAACGGTACTTGTAACTGGGGTCAAGGTTCTCATGTACCGCCATCGGGGAACGTAGCCCGACAGGTACACGCTTTTTCTTCTCGGCCAGTTTTACCGGGGCCGTTGTTTGGTCAACGGAATCCGTTGGTTGTTCGGCTACAACTTCAGCCACCTTTGCTGTTGCTGCCTTACGTGGTGCGCGTTTCTGTCCTTTCTGAAAGGCCATTACTTTATCCTCCAATCAGGCCACTATCGGCCAGTTGCTTAACGTATGCGTCTTTGGTCATGATTTTCTGCCGCTCAAACCGTTTGGCAATCTCCTTTTGTTCGTCGCTCAAGTCGCGGAAAGTGAATACCTTTTTGCCCCCACCGGAGTCGGTGCTGCCTGACTCAACAACAGGGGCGGCTTTGCGTGCCGGGTTTTCAAACTTATCAGGAAACGCCTTTTTGACCAGTTTGGTAACTTCCTTGAGCGAGTCTTCCATATCCATGGTAGGGTTTTCGCGCAATAACTGGTCATGGGTGGCGATTGCAAAAACTTTCATGGTCTTGTCGGAGTGGAACCACTTGTTTTCGTCCTTGCCTACCCAAGCCTCAATAGCCGGGTCAACTTGCGGCTGTGCGTCGGCAACGGGTGCAGCTTTTTCCACTTCCCGTATCTGCTCGTCAAGCGCCTCCACACGTACCGGGTCGGCCTCTTCTATTGCCTCTCTACGCTCTTTCTTCAAGTCAGCAATGGCTTTTTTGTACGCAATATCGCCAACCTTCTGGACATGAGCGGAAAGGTCATGAAGCGCCTTTTCCTGGTCTTTCAGTTTCTTGCTTTGATGCTTAATCTTTTCAAAGAGCGGGGCGCGGAGTACAAATTCCTTTGCATCCACCTTGCCCGGTCCTTCGTAATTCTTGTTCCACCCTAACGCTGTTGCCTGTTCTTCGTATGTGTCAACTTCCGGTTGCTGTTGTTCTGTCTTCTGCCCTGTGTCCTGCGTAACCTCTGCGGCCTCAACTGTCGCTTCGACGGTCATTTAGTCACCTTCGCCTTTCGCAATAACATCTTCGTCGTTGATGAATCGGTATTCCTGCCCGTTCTCGCGGAATACGCAGCCGCCATATTTGGCGTACAGGATCTTGTCCCCCGGCTTCAGTACCGGCGAACCTTCAAACGCGCCCGGTCCCACGGAAACGACAGTGCCGGTGGTGGTGGCAAGCTGCTCCTGGTCTTTTACCTGTGTGGGGATGATGATGCCCCCTGCTGTGATTTCTTCTACCGAATCCGGCTTTACTTTGATGCGATACACAACTGGTGTGTAGTTCATTTACACTCTCCTGTGTAGTAAACAACATATTACGTTGGTTGGCATAACACGTTTTTTAACATTTGTCAAGAAATAAAGTCTACTTCCACTATAGAGTTTATCAGGTTAACCTGCCCCTCCTTCTCCGCCGTCGCCATCAACGTCAAGTCTGCCGTCGCTTTCAGGGTCGAGGACCGCGCCAGTGATGCCTGATAATCCTTCAGGCAATTGAAGAACTCCTGTGTCATCGGGTGCTGCTTCCACTCCTTGAAATCCTCCTGAGTTATCGCCATTCTCCTACTTCTCCTTTCTTAATCAAAATAGGGGTTTAACCCCTGATTTTCCCGCTCTATAGCATGGCGAATTGCTTTATCAATAATCTGCCGGGTAGGTTTTTTGCCCGATAGAAGATGCGCCTTTTCGTCATCATTCAGCGTTGGCACTATTACTGGCAAATCCATATCGCGCCCATCAAATTCAACGTGAGTGGTAAGTTCTGTAGCGACTCGGCCGCTGCCGTCTGTCATAGGGAGAGGTCCAAAGTAGCCGTTGCCCTTCCGTGTACCGTTAGGCCGCAATCCGTAATTTGGGACCACCGTGCCGCTGTTGTCTGGGACTATGATTTCCGGCCCCTCCTCTCCAACAAGATAAGGCTGTCCTGCCTCAACTGGGCCACCGGCAGCTCTGGCCTCTATCTTGCCCGCATTGAGCCGTCCGTCTGACTCGGGGTCAAACACCCGGCCTGTGATGCCAGCCAAGGGGTCAGTAACTTCCGGCATAGAACTACCGCTTTTAGGACCAGCAGGTTCCAGGGGTTCCGGCGGGGAAGGTAATCCGCCTTCTCCCTTCTCTGTTCGCTGTTGCATCAAGGTCTGCATGTCCATCACCACTTGGTGAATGTGCTGCACCTGTTGCATGTATTGGTCAAACTGCTGCCCTATTTCCTTCGCCTCGGCGTCAGCAATGTTCTTGATGCCAATGGTGTTGTTAAGCTCTATCTGCGACTGAGCCAGCATTGCCTCAATTTCTATCTTGCTGGTTTCGATAACCTTCTTGAGTTCCAGTTCCAACACCTTCGGGTCAGGCGGCTGTTGTGGCTGCTCTTGCAACAGTGCCTTAGCCGGATCTTCCCCAATAGCGTCAACATACCTATCAAGAATATATTTGCCGTTTGCAAGGGGGTCTTGGCGTATCTGCATCAACGCCTGCGCCCTCGCCATACGCTGCACTTCGGTGGAAGCGGCGGGGTCGGCAACGGGGAGAACGGCAATATCCTTATCTTCATAATCAAGTTGAGCAATAGCAAGGGTATCGTCCAGCACGTTGAAATATTCTTCGGGATTCAGGTAAATCCTGTTGAGCCGCGCCAGCTTGCGGAACTCTTCTTTCATGGCCCGGTACACGCGCTTGTAGATGGAGTTGTAAACCTTTAAGCCCTGCTCAATGAGGGCAAGGGTAGTTGTAGCGGTAGTGTTGGGGGTAGTCTCTCCCTGTAGCACTTCGGTCTGGTTGGCAAGCCCTTTGCCAGCTTCGACAAGGAAGCCCAGCAGCATGAAAAGGACGTTTGACGGTTCTTTGGTCGGCAGGGGCAGCAAGCTGTTCTTGAGGTCGTTTTGCCCTACGTCTATCTGTTTCCACTCCCCAGGCTTAATCGAAAAGGTGGTTGCTTTCAGCCGGAAGCCACGCGACACAAAACCCCCCTGAGTGTTGGCAAGGGTGCCAGCGTCAAGCAATTGGTTGAGGGTGGTGTTGATGGCTTCGTTGATAGGGTAGAGGATATGCCCAAAGCCAAGGTCAAGGAAGCCGCCGTCAGGGTCGGGGAAGAAGCCAACTTTGGTGAAGAAGGAAAGCGGGATAATCCGTACAACCCCCCCCTGCTCATTCATCATGACCGTATCGGCGTCATAGCTCGGCACAACGCGAACAACGGTGGCGGTGTTCTTGTGGACAGTGACGATGTACGGTTCTTGGTAGCCGTCTTTATCGAGGTCAATCCAGCGGTGCTGTTCAAGCATATCGTGCGGCGGCTGGTCGTCTCCATCGGCGTCGGCGGGTATCAGTTTATCAATCTCAATATCTTGATCGTACACCCCACCGGAGATGCGCTCTTTAATGTCGTTGGCGTACAGGGGGAATTCATGGGTAAGCCGACGGGCAGTTTCAAGGTCTTTGGTGGTCTTGTTGTTGAGAATCAGCCCACCGGGACCAGCCTTGACCAGTTCGGAAACGTTGCGCTCCTTGAGGGGGCAGTAATAGGACTTCTTGAAGCACGTCCCCAGCACCGGCAGCATGTGCAGCATCTGGTCGGTCTGCGGCTCCCATTCGGTCATCTGGTCAAGGAGTTGGTAGGACATATGACGGCTGATACGTTTAGCGCGGAGGGACTTGGAACCGTCCTCGTCCTTCCCCATTACCTGACCCTTGACAACCTCATGCCCTTTGATTATTTCGGCATAGGCACGGGCGGCAAACTGGATGGATGCCCCGGTAATCAGCGGATACTTGACGTTTGCGGCACCATCCCACGGCCAAGTTTTGGCCTCCATCACCTGTTTCGCAATATCCATGGCTTTGTTGGCTTTTTCCAGCCATTCATCCATAGTGTTCAGGTCGCGCTCGGTAGTGGAAACAACATCGAGGCCAAGTTTCTTCAACTCTTCTTTGTCGATGAGGTCGGTAATGTTTTTCTTGGGGTTGCCCTGCTCGTCCAGAAAATCAGCTATTTTCTTTGCCATGTTTGCCCCGTTGGTCAGACAACGTATTTTGTTGTGTAGCTAGAGCACATTTTGAGTAGTTTGTCAACTCAATTGTGTAATATACTACTCAGTTAATGGTTGTGATAACTAGCGGCACAAACCGGCAAGCGGTTCAGCCTCGATGTTATCCCTCAAGACATCTCACAATTACCAGTCATCCACCGCATTTTTGCTACCAGGTCCGGCTTGGGCAGCCCCCTCCTAACATACGTGTCTACCAGTTTTCCTAACTCGCGCTCAAATTCTGCTGGGAGTGAGCCAGCCGATGCAGCGGGTTGTTTCAACTTCTGCACCCTGCTAAATAGTCGTTTCTTTCTTATTTCCGATCCCCGCTCCAACCTGTCAAGCAGTTCTATCGCCTCTTTTTTGCGGTAGAATGCGGCGACGGGAACCATTATCGGGAAGGCAATGAGGCAAAGCACCGCTGACATGAAGTTAATTGACGTGCACACGCCATCTAGCCAGTGCCCCCAAGGCCATTTATCCACCCGGAATATGTCCCGGAATACATCGCCACAATGGAGCAAGTAGCTGCGCTCTGCCTCTTGTCTAATACTTCTTCCCATTTTCCCTCCCGCATGTAGTTGCCGACTCAATGCAATCATCAATTGCCGCGTCCAAAAGTAAGAAGTCATTGATTGATTTGGTGTCTTCTAGGCAATTGAGATACGAATCAGAGCACTCTAGAATGGCGGCTTGTTTTTGTAACAAATCTATACGGGTGGGCTTGACAGGTGGAGTAGAAATACAGCCAGATAACCAGCAGATACAGCCCACTAACATTATTCTCATAATCAATTTTTTCACTGTGTTCCCCCTTTTTGTTGTTTTCTCCACCGAAGCAAAGGGGCTGATCTGTCAGCCGTTATCTAATACCCACCCACAGCACTCCTGCCGGTCCTCTCCTCCTCCCCTCCTTCATCCTCTTCGTCCTCTTCCTCAGTGGCAAAGTACAGCGGTAACGCGGGATCGGCCAAAATGTCATACAGGTAACTCATCATGTCCAGAATATCGACGTGGAAGAAGGGGAATTTATCGCACTCGTTCTGCAATTCCTCCACATACTCGTCGGGTAAATCGTCTACAAGGTGCAATTTGGCATTGTTGAGCGGCCAAGCAAGGTTATTTTCAATTTTAAGGTTCTTGGAGCGGCCAGCAGGGGAAAGTAGCGTCAAATTGCCGCCAAATTTACCCTTTTTGTGTAATTCAAGGTATCTGCCCCGCGCTTCCAAGGCGTTCTGAATGTGCTTCCACGCTGAATCAGTGGCTACCCGCTCCACCCCCAGCATGACAATCCGCCCGTTCCGCATGTACATCGAGCAAGCGGCATCTTGAGCGCCAGAGGTGGATAATTCCCGGCAGATAAGGTCTTCTACGTAGACATTGCACAAGCCTAGTTCGTCGTGTATCAAGTCAACCGACAGCACACCCATTGCCCACTTATCGTTACCTATCCCCGCCTGTACGTCCTTATCCCCGGCAGGGTCAACAATCATGAACTTGAGGCGGTCCTTAGGGAGTTTGCGGCGTTCAATGGGTTTGAAACGGTTGAAATGTAGCTTAACATCGGCTACAGGGGTAGGATTGCAAAGAAACTGGGTGTTAAGTGTGCGACGGTCAATCTTTTTACTGTCCCAATATTGCTGAGAAAAGAAAACCGGCTTGCCGTTTTCGGTGCCATCATAACTGGCTGGGTATACCCGGAGCTGATACATCTTGTTGCCATAAATGTCTTTCAGGTTTTCCAGTTTTACTAAAACTCCGCAATGGGAATAATACGTTCCTATAACCCGCTCTGTACCGCCCTCCCTGCCAATAGCGCGTGAGATCATAAGTTTATCGAAGCACAATTGCATCTGTTCGGGGTTCTTCGCTATGTCATCGGTTTCAATATCGTCATAAATCCGGTGGTCGAAGTGTCCACCAATAGGCATACCCTCTACCAATCCGAACGCCTCGACCGTGTGTTCGCGGCGGGTGGTATTTTTACGCTTAACACGTATCCCGTTTTGCAAAGACCAGGATGGAGCTTGTGATTCCGGCTTTTCATACAAAACGTCAGGAAAGCACCAAATCATTATCGGCAATTCAAAGATTTTGCGGATTGAATCAAGGAACTTTTCTGCGGCAGGTTTTTTGAAGGAAAAGATAGCAGTGGTACACTCAGGGTCATTTACAACACGCTGAACAGTTCCGGCAATCGTAATGCAGGCGGATTTTCCGTGCTCTCGCGCCCATACATCCACAGTGCCTGTCTGCGGCCCGTCCTCAATCAATTGACACTGCTTGACAATAAAAGGCTTGTTGCCACTCATGCTTTTGTCTTCCCAGCCAGCTATGAAGTAGGCAATAAAAAACAAGTCGGTTTTGATAAGGGTGTGAAACGCTTCCCGCTGATCCAACCGCCCCGCCGCAATCTCTTCAAATATCTGCGGATAGTTGTGCTTGTACACCGCCTTGTGGATAGCGGGGTCAAACTCTGCCTGAGTACAGGCGACTTCGGGGTGGGGGGTGAAGTCTGCGAAAATGTCAGCCATTAATCGTATTCCATAGTGGTTAGGGCTTGGTGCAACAAGCTACCCATTAGGTCAATAAACGCCTCTTGCTGGTGCAGGTATTTATCGTCTGGGAGCATATGATTGATGGTGTCCCCGGCATGATAGGCAAGATGGTGCATCAACTCATGGCAAAAGGTCTGCTCAACTCTTTCTGTCGATGACTTGAACGCCTCGCTTATTGGTTGAAGGCGGATAGACATTTCTTCATAGTCGGCAGCGCCACGCCAATTACGGTCTTGCATCAATGTGGGGTCTTTTGTGACCTCAATCGTGAATCCCAGCAGCTTGAATCTCTTGGGTATCCGCATCATAAATCCACCTTTTAAGTTAATCAGGGGCTTCAATAGCCAAAGCTACAGCCCCCAGGCGTTCAACCCAAATACACCGCCCCTTATGATGTACCCCCCTTGCAGAGGCCCGCCGTTCAGCGAGGCTAATGTTTCAGGCTCTAACCACTTCCCAAGGAGACGCCGAGGGCGGGGAGTTAAGTATTACAAACCGTTTCAGCTAATTTGTTGGGGTCAGCGACGTATTCAACATCATTGTGAATTAACCTCACAGTGCGTTTTTCGGTCAGGGCGAGAAGGGCCGCTGCTTCCTTGCAATCCCATATCGCGCTTCCAGCCGTGGCGCGAACTCTAATTTCCACTACCTCAATCGCTCTCATTGTTAACTATCCTCCTTCTGCACCCACACCCCATCATTGAACACAGGGCGGCACAAACACCTATCCGTTACCTCATGACCGCACAACACTTCCCCGTCATCATTACAAGGGACTACGTGCACCTGTAGCAGCCTGTGGCGTTCGTCGCGGAGTTCGTAGGCGGCCCAGGTGGTCATTAGATAAAAAGCGCCGCTGTGTTGATTGCAGCAAAAAAGATACTTACAACCCCTAGTGCTTTAATCTTTCTGTCTTCATTTCTAAGTAAACTTATTCCCAACCGTGCCCAAACCAAATTAATAATTATGCCAATTTCTATCATGGGCTACTCCTTTCAACTGGCGGGGGCTGTTGGATTCGAACCAACGTGACAGGTGTCAAAGACCTGAACCTAACCACTCGGACAAGCCCTTAAAACTTTTTGAGTATTGGCTTACCATCTTTATCTAACCGAGGGTGAATAACCCCAAACAGACCAGCTTTAACGTACTGCACACCGGTTAAATGGTCAGTGTAGAGCGTTAAGCCGGAACGTTTACCAAACATCTCCCCAGGTCGTTTGTCGTCGGTGTCGTCATAACCCCACCGGAAATAGTTGGCGGCCAGAGTGATAATTAATACCGCAGCAATAAAAATAAGTATCTTCATACAAAAACTCCTTCCAAAACTTTTTCAGGAAAAATTGAACGCGGCCAGTTGGTACGACTTATGATGCAACACTCCGCCAAGCCTCCCACTTTTCCTGAGATTCACTATCCCAATACGTGCCATCACTGCGCCGGGCAGTGGGAAGGCCATAACTTTTCAAAATCCTGTAAAAGGCGGGTGTGATTAATTCATCGGGCAGCATATCCTCTCCGTCATAG